GTTTTTACTCCTAATAAATCTACTCCGACAATAAGATATAATGATTAGTCTAAAGAGCCACCAGAATAAACTTGGACAAGAATGTCAAGTTCTTTTTTAAGAATGGAGTTGATGAGAGTTTTTAACTTTTTAAAAGTAAGCATGTTTTCTCCAAACAATAATCTTACTTTATAACAAAACTATATAAAAATAAAAACCCCCAACTCCGAAGAGTTGGGGGTTTTATTATGATCTAGTAGTTACAGTTTAAGTTAAACTGAGTGACCACTAATTGTCAAAGTAGCGTAGAACTTAGCACCTTCACGGAGTAGTTTCTTACCGTAACGAGTGAGGATACCCTTACGAGGAACGAAACCTTCAGGATCTAAGACTACTGGAGTCTGTGTCAGCGGCACGTATGGGCAGTAGAAATATCCGCTGTCCATGTAGCTGTCACCCTTGTAACCCATGAGCAGTTTGCCTGCGGGGAACAGAGGATCTTTATACAGACGCCATCTATTTGCAACCGTTCCGACATACTGCACGCCGAGTGAACTCGTGAAAGATTCACTTGGAGCAGGAGCGAAACCAGCAGTTGCCGTCTCGAAAATCGCTGCGATTTCAGGACTGCAAATAACCCAGTTAGCTCCGCCACGCAGAGTTTTACGGTGGATTACATTTGAAAGTTCCGTGATCTTAACATACAGCGACTCATATTTTTCCTTGATGGTATCGCCAAGGTTGCCCATGCCGGTACCGGAGCCAGTTGTCCACGTAGAAGTGGTTCCAGCGGAAGTAATGAGGTCGTTGATGATCTCACGGTCGATTTCAAGGTTGATTTCCTGTGCAAGAACAGCAGTCAGTTCAGCTTCAGCATCTAAGTTATGCTGTGAGCGGAGATCTTGCTGTGCTTCATAGGACCAAACAGCCTTCAGCTTACGGGTCTTAGCAGCAATCTCTTCACTTTCGATAGCCAAGTTGACTTCGGGAAGATCCGTATTGCCGTCCATGTTGTACTCGTAAGTAAAATGGAAAGTATCAGAAGCAGCACAAACGTTGCCAGTGAAGTCCAAAGTCATCGTGCCAGCGGCATGGTCCAAGTCCACACCATTCGTTGACATGTCGTCAATCAGCACCTGAGAACCACTAACCACCGTGCTCGTCCAAACTCCGCCAGCGGCGTCGAGTGTCGAGGTTTGAATGGTGACGGCAGAGGCGTTTTTAATGGTAAGCACAACCGTACCAGCAATAACTGGAGTGTGTAGCAAAGTAATAGCTTCGGTTGCTCCATTGTTGGCACCGCCGCCAAACAGTTCGCCATCTACAACCTGTGAGGAGTAGAAGTTCGAAAGGTTCGCAGTACCATCGGCTAGCTGCTGCATTGATCCAGCATCGTTAGCTGTGCTGTAAGCACCTTGAAGATCAGAACCGAGCATGCTGCCCTTGTTCGAGGCATAACGGAAACGTAAGTAGTATACGAGTCCAGTTGGGCCGAGCAATGGCTGCACGGAAACGATCTTGTTAGCGATCAACTGTGGGTAAATACGACGAACTAGCGGAATGCTAATTCTCTTAAATTGGGCTACGTCGCCCGTATCGGTTGAGACTTCGTTGACCAGTCTCTGGTTTTCAAGTAGAACGGCTGTAGTTTGTCGAATACTTTTGTCTTCGATACCGTCTAGCAAACCCGTCTGCTTCCAACGACCCTCAAGTTCTTTTGCTTCGTTGAGCAATCTGGAGTTAATATTCATTTTTTAACCTCTTAATTTTTAATGGTTTTATTTTTTAATGCCTGCGAGAGTTAGAAGGTCATCCAAACCTTCGTCTGCGGACACGGTATCATTCGTATCTTCTGTGGCGTCTTCGTTGTTTTCATTGAATTCAGCAATGACTTTAACTTTTTCTTCCACAACAGATTGTCCTTTTCCTTCGACTTCTTCTGCTTTCGATTCTCTTTCTTTCTGTTCTGCAATAACTACCGCTTCCTTGGCGTACTCAGCATATTCTTGTTGTTCAACAAGCATCTGTTGGGTTTCATGGACAGCTTCGTTAAGTTTGTTGTTCTCTGTAGAAAGTCTAATGTTTCTAGCTTCAAGAACCTTCAATGCGCCTTTAAGCTCATCGACTTCTTTGCCAACTTCATCTAGTTTGGCACTAGTGTTATTGGTATAGTCTTCGTCGGAGAGATAATCGGCTGTAATGTCAACAACTTTATCAAAGGCCACTTTATGTTCGGCCATACGGGGATCATTAAGAATGTCCTGTTTGGCTTGTTCATAAATTTCAGAACCTTTGTGCTGTAGAAATTCGTCAACCTTGTCAACGATATATCCTTTCATCTCAGCGAGCTTTTTATCGTACTCTTCGTACATCTCGACTTCGATGCCTTCATTTTTATTACGTTCAACGATTAGCATCTGGTAGGCTTCTTCGTAACCTTCTTCTAAAGCGACATCAAATTCACTCTTTTGAGTGTTAAGACGTGCGCTAAGATCAGTAATGACCCCATATGCTTCTTCGTAACCTTGTTCTGCTGTTTGTTCTGCTGCGGAAAGTTCGGTTGAAAGCTCAGAATAAGCTCCTTCCAACTTTTCGTTGTATTCTTTTTCAAGTTCCTCTTTAACTTCACCTTGAGACGATTTCAAAGATTCCTCAACAGCAGAAGCAACTTCATTTACCTGGTCTTTTGGTAAGAGTTTTTTTAATGACTCAATAATTCTATCCATTAGATTTAACCTCACTTTTTATTTTGTCTGTTTCTTCTTTTATAATGCCGCTGAGTGCAGCCACAATAGCTTCTTTACTAACAATATGTATGCCGTAGCCATCATTTTTTGATGAACTACTATCAACATTATTGTTATTAACGGCCTCTTTCTTAGCCTTAGTAACTTTTTCTTGAAAAGCTGACGAAGTACTAGGGTCGGCTACGGCATCAAACGTGATGAGTTTGTAACTTTCTCCTATCACTAAAATTCCATTTTCATTTACTTTCCCATTCCCTACACCTCTTGAACTAATTCCAACACGAACCCCATCATTAATGAGGCTCTTTAAAACTTTTCCATGAGGAGTATTAAGAATTTCACCTTCTCCCATCAAAGTATTACCTTCCCACCACAATTGTGTGACAATGTGAGATGCATTAGTAAAGTGAATAATACTGTCAGTTGGATGATCCAACTCACCAATTAATCCTCTTCCTTTGATGTGGTCATTCAGCCTTTTAACATTCTCATCTAGAACGCCAAAAGGATACATTCTTTTATTTTTATTAACTGCTTCGGCTTCTTGGAATTTGCCCTTAAATTTAACAGTACCGTTTTCGGTGGTAGTAGATTCATTTAAATTTAAAGTAAATCCAGAACCTACACAGCTATCAACTAGCAACATAGGGTTGTTGTTCATTTTCGGTTTCCCCTTATTCTGGTGTTGATGGCTTCAAGTTATTAAGTAAAAACGGATTCTTCGTCGGAGGCCAGTTCGCCTCATCACCAGCTTTTTCGGCTTGTGCGTAAGAAGGATTGCCCATAGAACTTTTCATGTCGCCTAATTCTTCTGCTCCTGCGTCATCTACTTCTCTTTTGGTTTTTGCATCATCCCAAAAGATGTATGGATTCTTTTTAGTGGTTCCTTCTACGTCGCCTAATGACTTTCCTTCTTCGCCAGTCATTTTCCAACGATTTTTGTCATCGCCAGCAAAATCTCTAGAAGGGGCATAAGCTTTGTCGGCTGCGTCACTCACTGCTGGGTGATCGCTTTCGCCGGAATCGCCCATTACGCCACCGGAAACATGTGGTTCTGCGTAGAAATCAACATTGTCAAGATTAGCTTCAATCAAAAGGTAAAGCCATTCAGAAGCGGATTCCGCAATATTAAGATCTGGTTGGATATCTTGATTTAGAACGTTGGCTAAAAGTTCAAGATGTTCCAAGGCTCCCTCTTTCAAAGCATCATCTCGGCTTCCTTCAGCTTGACGATAGACATCTCCTATGGCTTGATATACTGCTTCAAACACATTTAAGTTGTTACTAATGTCTTCGTCTAAAGTTGGATAGAATTCTTTTATTGTTTCTTGGAAATCAACATAAGAATCTTCTGATTCTTCATCATTGTTTTCAGAACCAGAAAGCTTTTCAATTCTGTCAACACGATCAGAGTATGCATTATGCGCACTTCTCAAAATTCCCTCGGACATAAACATGCATGTGTGATCGTCGAAGTTAGTCGATCCGACCGATTCCAATGCCCCTGATATCTTTTGGGCTAATTCATCTTGAGTTAGATATAAAACACTTGGCCACTTGGTAACGATGCCTTCAAGAGTTTCTTCTAATGCATCATTATCTGACATGGCATTGCTTCTTTTAAGTTCAGCCAAAGCCTTGCAGAAATCTTCGTCATCGTTAAGATCCTTAGCTTCTGTTCGAAGAGCCTTCATGGTTCCGTTTAGAGCCTTCCAACTTGATTGTGCCCATTTGGATTCATTTCTTTTGTGGGTTGTTGGAATGGATACTGCTGTTGGGCTTCCGTCATCATTGTAAGAAACTTGAGTCTCATGAAGGACGGGTCCGTAATTGTGAAAATCAACATACTCTAAAGCGTTATGGCAGAGGTCTACCCATTCTACCATTTTCTTTTTAGCTAAATTAAATCTTGTAAATACTCGACGAACCTTAAGTCCTTTTCCAGTTCTTAAGTGACCGAGCTTCTTAGACAGTCTACCGGCGAGTGTTTTAATCTGTTTTGCAAGACCTGGATGTGTTTGCTTCCATTTTTCAGTTTTCTTTCGAGTTATTGAACCCTTCACGACAGCCTGCCGACTACGCCTCTTGCCTCTAAGTTTAGAAGTTTTCCCAGCACCTTTCGCAACGGTCATCTTTACCGCTTCTTCAAATACTCTAGAAATGGTTGGAGAATTCATATAGCTGTCGAACTGACTTTTTGCCTTTTCTTCATTTCCTTCTAACAAAGAGTCAACCATGGCAGAAAGGATTGATTGAGATTCTTCTTTCAAAGAATCTTCATCAATTACAATATTTTCAAGATTTTCTAAATTAATTTTTCCATCTTCTATTTCGTATTGTGCACGGACATAGTCGCCATTAATCGTTTCGTAAATTACATCGTTTTCACTAAAACAATAAAGGCTAACAGAAGTTTCAAGAACGTTTGAAAGAACGTCTTCTGCGGCAACCAATTCACGCTGGGCAGTGGTTAGAGAGTTGCTCTCCATTTCCTTAAATTCATTGTATTGAACGAGTTTTTTCTTCATCGGATGACTCCTAATTGATTATTTTCCAAAGCTTAAGCTCTACTTGCATATATATGTTTACTGTCGTTTAAAATAAAGTCCACCTAAGAACTTTAAACATAACGGCCTTATAGTATAGTATGCAGCAACCGCTTAATAATGAGGTAAAAATGATGCGATCATTCGGCAATTACGTAAAAAGCAAAGAACTATTCATTGAGTCTAGTGCAACTGACATTGGCAGAACTGCTATGGGAAGCGTTTCCTTAGGGGAGAAACAGAAAGAGCAGTTGGGAAATTTATTCAAAGTAATAGAATTAATTTCAGATGGTTATTTGTCGGATTTGAAAAATTTTCTAAATCGGATGTCTAATAAAGATGAAGAAATTGAAAAGTTGGTTGAAAAAATTAAAGATAACAATTGGTCCAGTTTGTCCCAAGCTGGAAGAAATGCAACTTCGTCATTCGATGGTGATGAAAATAATCCATCTGAGCCGGAAAGCGACAGTGGGTTTAATGAGCCAGATATGCTTGCTCAACACGACACGGGCGATGCAGAATAATTTTATTTAAACCAATATTTTTTTGCTTTTTCTAAATTGTCTTTTTCAAGATCAAACACAGTTTCTGCTAAAACTGTGTCTGTGTTGCATTTGGGGCATATCGCCGTCTTATCGTCATCCGTATATTCTTTAATTTCTTTAGTTTCAAATAACTCTAAGCAATGGTAACATCCGGCCATCTTGCTAGATATAATCTCTTTTTTATTATGAAATGACAATTGAGGAGCTTTTTTAATCATTCTACCTCACTATAATCTATTTCTTCTTCATCTTGGTCTTTGCCGGGATTTCTAATTTCTAAATCATATTTTTTAATATCTTCATCATCTGGTTCAGCCAAAGGAATCCCAGCGGGTGTGGCTTCTGGCTCTGGTGTGGCTTCTGACTCTGGTGGGGCTTCTGGCTCTGGTGGGGTTCCTTCTGGTGGGGCTTCTGCGCCCAACTCTGGGGCTGGCCCGCCAGCGGCCAGTCCAATCTCTGTTTCATCAGGCTGCTGTCCGGGTGTTCCCACCCCCATGAGTTGAGGATTTTGTCCTATTACGGCGAGCTTAAGATCTTCTAGTTTTTGTAATTTAAGTCTTGATAACATTTCTTCAGTTTCTTCTTCTGTATATTTCAACCATTTGGTCAATATGTCAAAATCAGATAGAAGCGCAGAGCCTTTTAAGCTTCCTGCATTATTTATCCTATTAGTAATAATCTCAACTCGACTAAGTTCCCGCCAATCTGACGGGGGCGTAAGTTTGATCATTAAGTCATCATAAGATTCCTCAGGGAATCCTCTGAGTTCTAGATGTCTCTCTGCAAGCGAATACAAACCGTCTTCTAGGCTGGTTTGTAATCTTTCAATCATTCTTGCAAATTTAACGTCTTGAGCCGAAAGAGTAATTCTTGTTGCGTTGGGATCTTCTTGTGAGAAATAACTCTTTGGAAAATTCAATGCCGCAAATAATTTATTTCTAAAATAAATGGCGTCATCTATTTCCCCAAGATTTTGTGCACCCGGAAGGGTTTCGATTCTAGTTCCCGAATTAGGTCGAAGAGGCAACCAATAGTCCTCATCTTGTGCAGGAGCATGCCATCGTTCTTCGACGCTCGATGCATTATTTCCACCCTTCCCGCTTGAAACTTTTTTCTTTCTAAATTGGTCTTTCATTCTTTCCATGAAAGCCTCTGCTTTATAAGGAGGCAGTTGCCCGACATCAATATAAAACACACGACGTTCAGGTGCTCTTGTCAGTCGATAAACCAACATTGCATCTTCCATTAATCGCAACTGATGTGCTGGCCCTCTGGCAGGCTCAATTAAAGAGACTCCATATGGATAGAAGGTTCTTCTGTCATCCCCAATTTTCATATGAACAATTTGATTTGGATGAAATCTAATCGCTGTGGATTGTTGCAAATCTGCTTCGTTTGCTTTTGTGACCGGGACTCTAGTCAATGACTGATAATCCGGCCCTTCCTTGCTTTGTTGGAATTCAATCAACTTGCCTTTTGTGGTTTCTATTTTATACATGCTCTCGCAAGGCAACGGGAGGGTTTTTAATATTCCATCTTTTGGGTTATTGGGATTAATGATGACTTCAACAAAATAATCTCCGAATATAAAAAGATTTTTTGCCCAGTTCCAAATTCTTCTATCAATCTTAAGAAGTTTATAAAATAAGAATTCAACTTCTTCTTTGACTTTTGTATTTCCACATTCCACAGTTACAATGTGACGGTTTTCTCCAACTTGACAATTATGGAATATTGTTGATTCTCCACAAAAGTTTTCATGGTTATCAACTGAGAGATCATAAACATTCATTTTTTTCCATTGATGAATATCAACTACTCTTCTTCGATCTTCTTTTCTGCCAAGCATTCGACCTTCTTTAACTGTGAACCCTGCTTGATTGATCCATCCGCTAAGTGTCTTCCACTCATGCCCGACAGCGTTAGAAACATTTTGAAGATCCATTCCTTGAGAAAGCAATCGCATTGTGTGATTGACTTTTTCTAATCGCTCATTCTTTTTCCCAGTTTTCCATTCATCAACAAATTGTCTCTCATGCTTCCAACCATCTTTAAAAGTAAATATTCTTGGGAACTGTCCTACTTTTAATTTATTGTAACGGTTATCAGGCCTTTCTTTATAGAACGGCATTAGTTCATCGCCAAATTGAAGTTCTCCCGCTTCAATCCATGTCCCATCTCTTTTTAATATCCTGTGGTCTGGTGTTGCGATGATTTTTGTTCCATCATCTAAAAATATCCTTACCGTTTCTGCTTGCTTTACCAATCTGGGGGTGTGTGCCCACCCAAGGGTATAATCTTCTTTTTTAAAATCCCAACAATAAACTAAGAATCTTTCGTCTGCTTTATTTTCTGCTAGCCACTTAATCGTAGGTGACCCAAAAGGAGTTGCCACTTTCGTCTTTCCCACCAAGCAAGCTTCGTCAGCAAACACTGTCATTGCCATTTCTATTTCGGCAACATTTCTTAGTCTCTCATATTCTTTATATCTACTTTGTCGATTGGTGACAGAAGACAAATCAATGAAATCATTGGAATCACGAAGTCTAATTAATCCTTTAGATCCGCTCCAAAAAGATCCATCTGACCGTATATTGGGGATAACATCGGGCGTAGTAACCCCAGCACCAGAAAGCTGGTCACCGCCTTGATCCATTGGACCTTTAGCGAAACTGTAACTGAATAATTTAAAAAAGTCCCACCATGCCATGATTGTAATCCTAATTTCTTCTTTTTATATTTAGAACGTCGGTCGTTTAATTACTATGATAAAATAGTTATGAGCAAAGCCGTTTTTATTACAAGTCATCTTTTCTCTGGTTCGCACGCTTTGTGCGAAGCATTGGATACTAATAGAAGAGTATCTTCTTTCAGTTCCAATGCTGTGTACAAACATTATGATGACTTCCGATTTTTAGTTAGAAGAAAGCATAAGTCCAACAACACAGCAGCTACCTATTTAGATGAACTTCTCTATAACCATTCCTTTTCCTGTAAACCCCTTTATGAGTATTGTAAATTTATTTATGTAGTTCGTGAAGCTAAACCAACTCTAAATGGTATCGTAACACATCATAATTTAAAACATCAATCCGCTTTGAGATATTATTCATATCGTTTAAGAAGATTATGTGAAATGGCTAAAAACACACCAAATTCTCTTTTAGTTACTTGGGATGACATAACTTCTGGGAAATGCATCGACCCAATATCTGATTTCTTGAATTTAAAATCTAACTTTAAAATGAACTCAGACTTTGGACATTACAAAGATTTTCCTGACGATGTTCATTATAATTTAGTAAAACAAGGTCAAGAGTCTTATGAAAGACATATTATGTATCTTAAGTCTAAACTAAGAACATGCTAATTTCCGTGGTTAGCCTTGATCCACCTTACCGTCCCACTTTCCGACCTCATAAACACACTGTTGGTGACGGGGCTTCCTGACGACCACTTAACCCCTTTAAGCATACTCCCGTCTGTAATTCCGGTAGCAACAAAAACACAAGGCCCAGAAACCAAATCCTCAATTCCCAAAATTTCTCCTTGAGGGGTCCAAACGTCTCCATCTCTATCATAGGCTTTAATTTGGAAATCTCCTCCCAAACACTTAATCGCCGCCGCAGATATTACAGCTTCAGGAGACCCGCCGATTCCACAAAGCATGTCTATATCATTATTTGGAAGACATGATGCCACTGCCCCCGTGATATCACAATCTTGTATTAATTTTATTCTTACATTCATATCTCGAAGACGGGATATAAGCTCATTGTGCCTAGGTCTGTTTAGGACACACACAACAATGTTGTTATAATTTTTACCAGTTGCTTTTGAAATCAGTTTAATATTTTCTTCAATTGTATTATCAATTGACAGATTAACATGACTTTTTATAGAAGGTCCATAAGCAATCTTGTCAGCATAAAAGTGTTTTGTTTTGTACATTGTGCCAAAATGCGACATTGCCAATGTGCTGATTGCTTCGGGTCCTGAGGTCACGGTGGGAGTTGTGCCTTCTATGGGATCAAGAGAAATGTCATATGGGGCGAAGCTGCCACTCCTGACCGTGCTGGGGGTGAATTCACAGTGACGATCTTTTCCAACTCTCTCTCCTTCAAACAAACCATAAGACTCATCCTTCTCACCTTCTCCGATGGCTATTATTCCATGGAAATCGATTTTGTTAAGTCTATTTCTCAATGCCTCAGTTGCAGCTTTATCGGCCTCTAATTTGTTTCCACTTCCAACCCATTGAGAGGCGGCGATGGCGGCAGCTTCAGTAACACGAATAAGGTCTAAGCTTATATCAATCATTTTTTATCCAAATAAAGTTTGGTCATCTAAACTTTTGAATGAGTCTAATTTATCTTTTTCTTCTTGAATCATTCCATCAATAACATCAATGGCTTTTGAAGAATCTAATTCGCCTGCGAAAGGAGCAAGTCCTATTGGCGGGGTTTGAATCTCGTTTCTTTTATGCCTCTTTGCTTCTGTTTTATTTATCTTATATAAAGCTTGTCTTAAATGAAACCTAACTTCATTAAGAGCAAAGTCTTCAGGCAAACTTTGAATGGTTTTTTGCAATAATTCTTTAGTTCTTTTAGTATTATTTTTCATTTAATTACCATCCAAATTCTCTTAAAATTTTATCATTTTTTCTTTTTACATCAAACACAACCCCAGGCAATACATCTTTTCCGGTAGGGTCTAAAATCGGATCATTATCGTCGTCACCACCAATCCAATCAACGGAGGAGCCATCTTGTATTTCTTTTCTAATTTCTTCATAGTTAGGACTTTTGAATACAGACGTAATTTCACCGGGCATTTCTGCGCCTATAGGAACCCCTCTCATAATTGTGTCTCTTACATGTAACGCCACAGACATAGCCATTATCGCATCATCATGTTTTCCCTTTTGAGCTTCGGCACGTTTTCTTTGAGCACTATAAATAAATGTTTTTAATTCGGTCACAAATCTAGGGCTATTAACCGTCAGTGTGTCATTTAAAATTCTGTGCTGCAAGGCTTCAAGAAGGATGGGCCGTGTTGTTCTATTTGTTACTATTCCTGCCTTAGGGGTTGATCTCTTTTTCTCGTCGTAAAAAAGATTCTCATAATGTAGTTCATTTTGAAGGTTGCTTATGACGGCACCGCCCGGTGCCATATTTTCAATGGCTACTAAAGCTGTATTGTAATATATTCCAACTTCGTTAATTACCTGTGCGAATAAATGAGGGGGAATCAAGTTGCTATAAAATTCTGCAACTTGTTCCAATGTAGCTGAGTCAATTATTTGGAAACAACTGCTGTCCCCGTCGTCTCCCACTCCTTCTGCGCAATCTGCGCCCAATATATACTCATGACCATCGACAGGCTCCTTCCACACCCACATGGCTCCACGTTCCCAGTCTTCATTAGACAGTTCAGTTTTATCTCCTTTATTGTTCCATTTAGAAAACAATTTACGCACAGGGAAATTGTCCCTTGTTTTTTTGTCTAGATGCCCAATTTTTTCAGAATTAATATAAGTTTCACCTGAGCCTAAAAATGATCGCATGACTTCTTGCAACCATCCTTTTGTTCCCAATTGTGCCTTTTGGTCTTTTACCCAATTTTTATTATTGTATTCAGGGTGCTCCCAGTAGTCTAAGTCAATGATATTAAACTTGTTTTTCTTTTCTTTAGCATTATAATAAGTTTCTTGATACCAGTTCCCTAAACCGTTGACAGTAGAAATGACTATACACCGACCACCAGTTGATATGGTGGGGTACATGGCTTTCCAATGTTCTTCCATTTTTGGAACAAATGCGGCTTCGTCAATAATCAAATAAGTCAAGGCTCGGCCACGAGCGGCCTGTGGTGTATAGAAAAACAGGTTGCCACCTGTCTCGGAAAATTCTTTATGATGATCATTCCATTTGTCTTTGTTTTTTGGATTCATCCAAGAAGGCAAATTGTTGACGGCACGATTAATGATCTCGCCCGATCCTATTGCTTCACGATCAGTTTTAGAAAGAACCATTATTTGTTGATCAAGTTTAAATAGACATCTCCATAATCCCCACAAAATGGTTACTGTGGTCAGTCCTCCTTGTCGAAATTTAGAAATTATATTAAATCTGTAATCGTCATATTCTTTTATCACACGTCGTTGATATTTATAAAGGATAAAGGGGATAAGACCATTTATCGGATGTAAAATTTTAACGTACTTAGTGCAAAAATAAGAAAAACTAGATGCGCATTTTATTATTTCTTCTGTTTGTCTTTCTTGACTGTATGCGTCTAATTCACTTACATCTTCGCTGGGGTCTACGCTAAATTCGCATTTTTCAAACTCGTAATACTTTATATCGAATTTTTTTTCATAAAATTGTTTGAACTGATCTTGCATAATTGTTTCTCGGTTATTCCTTTTAATATATATACACAA